GTTTCAACAGATATTGATTTATATGAAGAAATTTCTTTTTCTGATGTCGATCCATCATATGCAGATATGCGGGATGGACATTATTATAAAAAACCAATAGAAACAGTCGAATTTGAACAAGATTCTTTTAATGAAAATAAATGGTTGATTGTAAAAACAATTTCCAGAGTATCATTATCTGATGCAGATAATGCGCATATATCAGAAGCTGGTTTGTTTACCTCAGATGGTGGGGCAATTCCTAATTATAGTGGGCCATTTCATTTATTTTCAAGAGTGACTTTTCCAACGGTAGTAAAAACAAATACACGACAATTGTTGTTTATTTGGTATTTATATTTTTAAATTATAATAAAATTTTTTACATAGAGCAACAAATTTAAATGTTTTGGAGGTTTTAAAAATGGCTAATATTTCACCGGGCGTATATACAAAGATCATCGATCTTTCGACATATGTTTCCGCTGTTCCTGCCACAACTGGTTTTATTTGTGCTCTAACTAAAAAAGGAAGAGATAATGAAGCGGTATTTGTGGGTTCACGGAACGAATTGATACGGGAATGGGGTGAACCAAATATCACAGATTTTGGTAAACATTATGGACAAGGTCTTTATAATGCTTACAACTATCTTGGTGAATCTGGATCTTTGTGGTTTATGCGGGTTCTTCCAGATAATGCTACTTATTCAAATATTCGTTTGGATGCAGTTTGGAATGGCATAGATACTACTGCTGATATCCAAATGACATATATTGATGGAGTAAATTCTATAGAAGAAATGCAGACAAATTTACAATTGTCTGGTACAACTTTTCCAATATGTACTATTTATCCTATTGGAAGAGGAGATTATTATAATCTTATTTCTGTTCGGATCACTCGTCATGCAAATATTATGTATGAAGGTGTATATGTAATTGATATATATGAAAAACAATTCGATGGTGACGAAGTTATTGTCGAATCGTTTAATATTTCATTCAATGCAGAAGCAAGAGATAATTCAGGTGATTCCATATTTATTACAGATATTCTCGAAAAATATTCTAATATTTTACGAGCTACTTGTATGCTTCCTGATGGTAGTTATTCACCGGGTTATAATTTGTGTGTTAAAAATTATGATAATAATATCGGCTGGACTTCGATTGATAAAACAGTTGGTGCAGCATCAATTACAGATGAAAAACAAGATTTCTTAGAATGGTCAAATCCTGCTGAAACAGGAACTGCTATTTATTCAATAACAGCAATTGATCAACGCGGTAATCGTGTATATGGCTGGTTGGGTGCTTCTTCTGGTGTAGATAATGAAACTATCAATGTTTTTGATGATCGTGATTTAACTACTGCAAATCAGGGATGGATATCAAATTCTGTTGATACTAATGGTGATGGTATACCTGATTCTCCAAGTCTTGTTCTTTTTGATGATTCTGCAAGTATTGAATATTATATCCGTAGAGATTTATCTGATCTCACAGAACCTTTCATTGATGGTGAAATATCACTTCGAAAGGGCAGTGATGGTGATATTTATGATGTAAATCATAATGTCAATATGGCACAATGTGAACAATTATTGGGTCAAGGATATATGGGTCAGTTAGATGATCAAATTCTTGATCGTGAACGAATTTTCTTCACAATGGTATTTGATTGTGGATATCCTACTTCAACAAAACAAGCTATTTCAGAATTAGTTAATACTCGTCGTGACTGTGTAGCTATGCTAGATAATGGTGATAATTACACCTTTAATTTAGCAATGGGTAAACGTAATGCCGATCATAACTTTAATAGTTATCTTTGTGCATTATACGAAGGATATAATAAAGTATTTGATAGCTTTACTGGGTCGGATATTTGGGTTTCGCCATTGTACCACATGGCATATCTTGCTCCACGAAATGATAATGTAGCAGAAGTTTGGTATGCATTTGCTGGGTTTCAACGTGGTGTGATTGATAATATTCAAGAATTGCGATATAATCCACGTGAAGGACAACGTGATCAAATGTATCTTCGCCAGATGAATCCGATTGTTAAATTTAATATTGGATATAGTGTGTGGGGTCAATTGACTACTCAAGCAAAACCATCGGCAATGCAAGATTTTTTAAATATTGTTCGTTTGGTATTGTATTGTAAAGAAGCTCTCGAAAGATATTGTCGTTTTTATATTTTTGAATTGAATGATGGATTGACATGGGGTAGCGTATCAAATGATATTACTGCTTTCTTGGAAAACGTCAAAACTAAACGTGGATTGTATTCGTATAGTATAGATGTTGGTGCTACTGATTATGAATTAAAGAGCAAAACATTTCATGTAAATGTTAATTTAACTCCGACTCGTGTAGCAGAAAAAATCAATTTAAATTTTTATATAAAATAATATACATCACCAGTGTGGTAAATATTTACCACACTGGTGATATAATTTAAGAAAATAGAGGTAATTAAAAATGAAAAATTCTTTTGCATCAGTGCCACAACAGATTGCAACTAGAAATTTTGGTGGTACACAATTTGGTATTGCCGAACCATACGTATCTGGGTATCATCATATATGGTTTGATGTTTTGCCTTTGATTGTTTTTGACATGCCAGAAGGTACTGTTACAGGTAGTGTAGATGGTAGAATGCAACAACTTTTATCAGGTAGTTGTTTGTCTGTAACACCTCCAGGTGGAACGTTGAATAAGATTTCATTTACTGGTATGGGTGGAACAAAATGGGCAGTTCCTGGTAGTATTGACTATGGTGATTCAATTTCTATTAAATTTTTGGAATTTAGTGGTTTACCGATTTCACAATTTTTCCATGAATGGGTTAAAGGAATTCGTGATTATCGTACAGGTGTATCGAGTAAATTGAAATCTGAATCAGATAGAAGTGGTTATTCTAAACAAAAATATGCTGCAACATTATTCTATTGGACAACTGCTCCAGATGGAGTAACAATTGAATACTCTGCATGTTATACTGGAGTATTTCCATTAAAAGATCCTCAAGATCTTTACGCATCTGATGTAGAAAATGTAGGTAAAATCGAACCAGAAATCGAATTTAATGTTGACTATATTTGGCATGAACCATGGGTTGTTAGACGATGTCAGACATTAAGTGGAAATGGAATGGTCGATGGTGATTTAAAAGAAGCATTGAACAAAATGACTGGTGGGAGTTGATTTTAATAATCTTTAAATTATTTTTAAAAAAGGTGAAAATTATGTTTATTTGTGAAAATGTAAATGTACAAGAAAGTTCTGAACTACTGTTTTTTATGCGAGAAGCTTTGATTGAACAGGTTGGCGATAATGAAGATGTTGTTTCTTTTCTAGAAAGTGCTTCTGATACCGATATTTTATCGTATGCTGTTATGGGCAAAGCTGCTCCAAAAGACATTGATTCATTTATGTTTGAAAATGCAATGTTAAGTAAAGTAAAAGATGTTGTTCTTGAAAATGCTGAAGTATTTACAGAAAATATCAATATTGCTAATTTCGTTAATAATATCGGATCTCTTCAGGGTATTGATTCTATAGATATTTTATCAGAAAACGAAACTTTTATGGATTTGGTTCGTAAAACAGGTTTTGGCTCAGATAAAGCTGTTCCACAAGATTGGAAATCAAAATTAGCAAGTGGTGCAACTAAAGCTTGGGATGCTACTAAAGATAAAGCACACGAATACGGGGAAAAACTTCAGAAAGGTTGGGAACAAGTATCTCAATACGCTAAGGACAATCCCGGTAAAGCAATCGGCGCAGCTGCACTTGTTGGTATTGCTTCATATGTTGCTTATAAAGCATATCAAAATTATTTTTCAAAAGCAGCAAAAGCATGTGCAGGAAAAACTGGTGAAGCTAAATCTACATGTATGGCGAAAGCAAAACAATCAGCGAAAAATGCTAGAATTGCTTCACTTCGTAAGGGTATGAGTATGGCAAGTAAATCTGCAAATCCATCTAAAGCACGTGCAGCTTTGTCACAGAAAATTGCTGCATTGAAGTAAATTTTTAAAATTTTTAATTTAAAATCGAGATTGTCATTTGATTTTTGTCATTTGACAATCTCGATTTTTTATTGCTTTGATAATATAAGGTTTTTAAAATGAAACTAATATTGGAAAATATTAAAGAATACACTGATGATAATTATGAATCATTGTCATATATTGGTTCATCGTTATTATTTATGAAAAATAATTTTAATGAATGTCTAAACACATTTGGGGCAAAAGTACTTAGTGAATTAATAGAAGATTCAAACATTGAATACAAAAATTTACTTGATGAAAGTGTCTCAGAATTAATTCCAGATAAAAAACCTTTTATTGATGTTAATGCAATATGGGAAGTAATTAAAAATCAGAGAGAAAATATTACATATGCAGCATTGGCTGCATTAGTAATTACAGCGAGTATTAAAATATATAAAAATTATTTTTCAAAAGCAGCGAAAGCATGTGCAGGAAAAAGTGGTGATGAAAAGACTGCGTGTATGACTAATTACCAAAAAAATTCTATTCAAAAACAAATAGCTGTTTTGAAAAAAAGTTTATCTTTTTCTGATAAATGTTCGAATCCAAAAAAGTATGAAATGAAGATAAATAAAAAAATTAAAGAATTGAATAAAAAATTGTAAAAACTCATTTATATATAACATATAAATGACATAGAAGAAATAAATAATATTTCGAGAATATAGAAAAACAAACCCTTAAATGAGAAAAGGAGTATCATCAATGTTTACATCATTTAATGCTGTATTGCCTACCTACGAAGTAATTACACCACAAACGAATAAATCATATTTGTTAAAAAGTCTAACTATTGCTGACGAAGAGAGAATGAAAGCAAGTTTGATGAATGAAACAAAAATTTTGAATCATTTGAATAAATGTATTTATGATGCGATTGATCAAAAAGAAAATAAAATTTCATTTAAAGAATTTTTATCAACAACTACTTTGAGAGATAGAGAAGCATTATTATATGGATTATATCATATTACATATGAAGAAATTCGAAATTATTCAGTAACATGTGGCAAATGTGGAAAATCACAGGATATTACTATTAATGCATCAGACACTTTTTCAATGAATCCATATCCCGGTGAAAAAGATGAAATCCTTACAAAAAGAGTAACAGTACCATTAAAAATATTAAGTAATGTACAAGTTGTCTTGAAACAACCTACTCTTGATGATGAAAATGATATCATGAAACGATATTCATTTAATCCAAATATGTCAAATGAAATGTTAATGGAAAGTTTGACTATTGAGAGTTTTAATCATACACCAGATGAAGCAACTACTCCAGAAATAATTAATGATCGAAATGATATTATTCATGCGTATCTTTCATTACCTGCTAAAGATAAAAAAATTATCATCAAAGAATATGAAGAGAATTTTGGAAATTATAAAATTGAATTAAAAATGCAAACTACTTGTAATGCATGTGGGAATACGGAGGTAATTAATATCGACTTAGTCGATAATTTCTTTCGTGCAATGTACCAATGATAAATTTCGAGAAGAATTTATCGAATCCCACAACGAATTAATATTTTCATGTATGGAAGCAGGTAAACAACCATATCAAAATATTGTAAATATGCCAGTATTAAAATTAACAGCATATTTAAAATGGAAAGTTCGATTAGAAGAACAGAAATCAAAAATGATGGAGGACATGAAAAATGAGTGAGGTATTTTACTATGTCTAATCCTTTAAACAGATTTCACCTCTCTTCTAAAGTTGAAAATATTAATTCATATGATATAGATTATATTGATGATTTAAACCCCCTCGGTGATTATAAAAGAATACAAGATATTGATGTAATAATCAATTCTTGGAATAATATTCTTTTGACACCGAGGGGGTCTTACGACCATGATCCACAATATGGGAGTGGTTTGTTTGATTTGTTATTTGAACCGATGTGTACTGATACAGAAATACAAATAAAAAACGAAATATTTAATAGTGTATATTATTACGATGATCGTGCAACAATTTCTGATATAAAAATAAATACAATAAAAACCGGAGGGTACAACGTAATTATATATGTGGAATATATGGGAAAAACAGAACAAATATCTTTAGATATTACTGAACTAGCAGGGTAGAAAATATTATGTCATCACCTCAATTATGGGAAAGACAATATCATTATATTCATGAATACCAGTATTTGGTATATGAATATTATGCCAAAGATGTGGTAGCTTTTCTTACTACATATTATCATTTAAATACATCAGAAACTATATGGGATAATGAATATGTTATGGGTGGTGCGTATGAAGAAATTGGTGATTTGACAGGTATTCGATGGGATAAATTCTTATTATTGCCTGTATTTTTTATTGATGAAATTTCATCAATTGGATTTGATGCTACTGAAATTGGTCAAAACAAATTAACTGAAACATATTGTGTAATTCCATCTGAATATAAATTCACACCACTTCCACATGATATCATTCAATTTGAACAAGATTATTTACAAATGTCTCCCAATAATCAACCCATCTATCACGTATCCGGTGTAGAAATTGCTCCAAATACTGATAGAAGGTTTTGGAAATTAAAATTAGAAGTTAATCAATCAAGAAAAATACCAGAAGTTGAAAATCAAACATTGAATACATATATGTTTTTAGATTATGATAAACAGATACACACTGTAGAAAACGCTAATATTATTTTAAATTTATTAGAAACAAATTCAAATTTGAAAAAAACAGTATCTGAAAATTATGATTCTGGTACGGGTTTTTATTTAATATAAAGGGTTTCGTAAATGAAAATAACATCATTATCAAATGAAATATTCTTATCTAGAGAAGCAATAAGAAGTCAAATAATTCAAGAAGTTCAAAATTATTTAGACATTGCAGATGTAGAATTATCAAAATCTTCTTTTTTATCATATATAATAAATATATTATCTACATTGACTGCTAATATTTTATTTTATCAGATATCGGTATATAAAGAATTTTTTCTAACAAAAGCACAATTGAACAATTCTGTTATTAATGGTGCAGCTAGTATTGGATATATGCCTGATGATGCTTCATATGCTAAACTTGATATTTTATTAACTTTTCCTTTTCGTTTTGATACTCCAAAAATTGAATTTGTTTTTCCTAAATTCACAGCTTTTAAAATAGATACTATAAGATATGTTATTGATTACAATTTGAAATTTGTGGTGATAGCAAATTCAATAGTTAAGTGTTATAAATACAATGATACTAGCAATGAAGAAGTATTTCCTTATATAGATAATGAACAAAATACATTTAGTCTGTTAATTAATACAAAACAAATAGATGAAATTCATTTTGAATTTTCGGTTGTTGATACTGGTATGGAATATCAATTTACTGAATATAGTATGAATTTTAATGGACAATTAGCAGATATAAATGTCGTTGTTGAAGAACCAAATAGTGGTATAAAATATCAATATGAAAGATTTTCTTCAATATATTTAATGACATCAGAAGATTGTGGATTTGTATCTAGAAAAACTGATACAGGCCATGATATTTTATTTGGTAATGGATTAATTGGTAAACAACCCCAACCCGGAAGTATAATTCGAATTACGGTATATACTACATTGGGTGCTAATGGAAATGTAATAAAAGGAAAAATTGCAGATTTACCTCGTATTAACGGAATAACTGATGATGGTAGATATGAAAAAGTGACATATTCTGCTTCAAATCCATCTATTGCAATTGGCGGAAAAAATGAACCAAGTTTAGAAGAAATAAAATATTTAGCCATTGATAATTTAACTGCATTACATAGATTAGTATCTGAAAATGATTATAATAGAATAGGTTCTTTGTTACCAGATTCTCCAATAGCAGAAAATTCATATCCTATTTTAAAAAGAAGTGATATAAGAACAAACGAAATACAATTATTTACTTTGTTATTTTATGATGATATTCGACAATATAGAATATATCACACCATTTAATATTGAAGTGGATACTGATTTAGAAATAACAAAATATAAATATATATCAAATAAAGTACGATACAATTTGGCTTTGACATCTGTTGGGGTATCTGTAGAAGACTATTCATTTCATGGGTCTCACTTATATGTAGAAACTATCAATGATACTGTATATTTAGATATATATTTCCAAACAACAGAAATAGATTATAGTTTAATTTCCTGTAATGTCAAA